CCTTTAAGATCTGAATATTCTAGACCCGCTCCGATTCCAAATCCAGCAGATGCTGCGTTTTGTCCTTGTAAAGAAAGAATGTCGTCTGAATCTCCTGCTTGACCACCACTAAACACTCTAGACTTAAGATCTTCCCATTCTTTTTGTCCACCAGACCCTGAATTATTATCAAGATCTACACCTTGGATTGCTGCCAAAAACTTTTGATTATTGTGCTGTAGATCTCTAGAAGCACTTAGTGTAGCAACAATTTCTGGCATAGACAAACTATTTTCTAAATCTTCAAAGTCTTTCCAGTTTCCAAGAAGGAATATCTCTGACTCTATCTTGGCAAGGTCTAGATCGTTCCAGGTAGACCCGCCGCTAGATCGTTTCCCTCTGCGTCCAACTTAATTCCAGAGGCGATTTCGATAATCTTATAAACCATTTTAATATCTGCAAGATCTTCAAAAACAGACCTGTCTTCAGAAAATTCTGGCTTATACTGCTTCATTGCGATCATAGCGCAATCTACCAAAACATCCATTGAGTCAACGTTGCTTGTGGCAACCTCAATAACTGTGTCGAACTTCTTCATAAATTCTCTTAATAGCGAAATCTTTAATGGGCGCATCTCAATTTTTGTGCCGTCCATAAGTTCTAGTGTAACCGTTTCGTATACTGATGTAGCCATTATTTACCCTTTCACTGGTTTATTCAGTAAATTATATCATGAGAAAAGCCCCGTCGCAATAGCGACGAGGCAATCCCCTATTAAATTTTTATTTAATTATGATACGAGAACTAGACGGTCAACAATCTTTCCGTATGAACCGTTATCTGCTGGAAGCAAACGGAATGAAACTTCAAACATTGAAGCCTCGTCACGCTTTGCAGAAACTGTAACATTCTCAATTGATAAAGCACGGTATGCAACGTAAATACGTTCAATTGCAGTTGTTGGAGCACAGTCACCTGTACCTGGACCAATTGCAACAAGACCACGCTCTACTGGGCATTCACCAATGTCACCTGACTTGAGTTCAAGAACGTCAGCAAAAGATCCTGTTGTTCCTGACTTCATTGGGTTTTGCATTTTAACATCCTGATCGTAATCATTGGAGTTAGCAGCAATTGCTACGAGAAGGTTCTCTAGGGTTGCCTCTGCAAAAGCGGTATTTAGGTTAACCTGCATACCCTGCTTGTACAATTTAGCAACGTCAAGAATCTGATCGACCTGTACCTCACCGAAATCTGGCTGGAACTGTAGTTCTAGACCATTCATTGTGTAACCTACGTTACGAACAACTGATGTTGCGTCCTGAAGGGTATCGCGGTAAGTTGCACTTGTGAAATCTGGTAGTGCTGGACTAATGTTTTCTGGATCAAAAGCAGCAGTCTTGCTAACGAAAAGCGCTGCTGCGCCTACGATTATCTGCTTTGAATTACCTCTGGTATAAGCCATATATTTTCACCTCTTTTTTCTTATAGAATTTTAGGCGTGTTTCCTCAAGTCTAATTATACTTCCTTTTTATTATATGTTTGACAGGATTGACTCAATAGAGTCTGTTAGATGATATTCTGCCTCTACAACAAACTCTGTAATATAATAAGGTCTATTGCTAAAATCCCTTGACACAGAGCCTCCAGTCTGGAATACTCTCATATAATGGAAATATACATTAGAAGGGCTTTCTTGAGAAGCATTCCAAGAGTTGATATCCTGAGCAGCATCATCTTGACGGTCTAATATATATTGAATAGCCATCGACCACTCTAGGGTCTGTTCTTCTTTTCCTTTGACAGCATACATGATATGCTCTTTCTTTATTGGGTAAAACGCAGATCCTGTCATCTTTAGCATTCTGTCATAAATAACATAGGGCTTGTTGTCCCAAGACTTGTTGCCACTTGCGGAATCGCTTATTGGGAAGAATGGAGTTGTGTTTCCATATTGTTTTTGGAAAGTTGGTTCAAGGGATTTCATAACTGACCAAAGGTATCCATTAACGGTTAACACTGGTAGAGTTAAGTTTGCAAATGTCATTCTGTTGTCATCCTTATTGGGTTAATATATCTTTTACCAGCCTGTATTCCAGCGGAAAAACCTGTCTTTGTTCCAGCGGGGAATGACTGAGTGTACTCGCTTGCTATTGCAAATTTTTTCAAAAAGGGATTAAGAAGTCCGTTTGTAAAATATTCTAAGAAAAATTGTTCTACCGTTCTTCCAAAACTACCTGCAACTTCATCCCCACCTGGATTTGCAATGTAAATTGATGTTGCGGAAAAAACAGTTTCTCCGTCAACGGTAAATGCAAGAACATCGGCATTGTTTGGTTCTATTGTTATGGCTATAGCATTTTCCATAATATTTGCTTTATTGACAAAAGGTTCTGTTGATTCATCTGAAACGCTTTTTGATGATAAGAATTTTCCTGTGAAACTGATAACTCTTTTACTTGCTTTTGGAGTTATTTCAAATAATCTGGCTGAAGGACTTCCTGCTTTATTCCATTCATAAACATGATGAAGTTCTTCTGGATTCATTCTAGCCTTACTGTCAATGTACTTTTCTAATGCTTCTTTTGTAAACTCTGCAAGTTTTTGATTAAAGAGTATTTGATCTATATCTGTACCTTGCAAGAATCCGTAAGAATAAGAGACAGCGTTGTTAACAATTTTATTAATCTCCTTGGAGTCAATCTTAACACGCAACAAGGTCATTCAACTCCTGAGTATCAGATCTTTCTAGTTGAATCTTGTAATACTCTACCGTTCCAAACGGTCCAACAAACGGTTGACACGTTTTAATTTCAAAAATTGTTGGCTTTCCTTCATAGTTTCCATTAGTTTCAATAAAAAATGTTTCGTCATTGCAATTTGATCCACGAATATTTGTTACAAGAACATGGGAAAGTGGGTGCAAAGATCCATCAGAACCCTTTCTTGGATCTTTTTGAAATCTACCATACAGCATTGTTTCCAATTTGTAAAACTTTTTATCTTCAAAAGAGAAGTTGTCGTCATTGCTTTTGTCACCAATAGTATAAAAGGAACAAGGGGATGTTGAATCAATACCCCATGATTTATCTATCTTTCCGTACTGATCCTGACTTTCTGTTGCATAATAAATATCACACTGCATTTGGAAAAATAAACTTGAGCAAACATTTGTTCCAAATAAGCCAGCCACTTATAGCACTCCTAGGCGATAAATTGGCCTGACGTATGAAGAAAGAATTTTATCTGCAATCCTGTTTCCAGTATCTTTGAAAACTCTATCATCAAATGCAAGTGTAAACTGATCACTCTTGTAGTTTTTAATATAAGAGTTGATGTAAGGAATATTATTACATTTAAGATCATTAATGATAAGCATCGATGCTTGCTTAATGTCCTGAGGTATTACAGGCCATCCAGTCTCTACAATAACCACATAATCCCAACCATTAGGGAACATTGGACTACCTCCAGTTGATTGAGAAAAGTTCTTTGTGTCATATGGGGTATCAATGTAGTTTGGGGAATCGTTAGTGTTGTATAGGGTAAACGAGTCTGATGCAGGCTTTTGTCTTTGTACTGGTTGAGACTGAAGTCTGTTGTATGCCCCAGAACCCATTACAACGGTTATAGCGCCCCTATCTGGACTAATGGAGTACTCTCTTACGTTAGTCCATGTTGGGTCCGTAGGCTCTATGTCATAGATGAGAACATTGTTTTCGTATACCTTAACAATTCTACAAAGTCTAAATGGAATTGATAAAAAATCATTACCAAGCCCTACAGTCTCTACGGTATCTCTCTTGTACATAAATCCTCCAGTGATGGAGTTGATCATGGCGCGGGATACTGACTCGTACATCTTTGCCTCATCAAGATCTTCTGTGGTTTCTGCAAAAAGATTAGGATCTACATATGGACGCATGATAGTCAAAGTATCTACTAGAACAAGATTTCCTTGAATCGGAAGTCCATCTATGTCATATCCGTTAACCAGATGTATTTCTACGCTATATTCTTCGTCATATTTTGAAAAATAAACTGGTAATTCAAATGATAAAAATCCTTCTGAATCAGTTATTGATTCTACTCCATAAAAAGCAAGATTGTGATCATCATAAAATGTCACTATGTAATTAGTGCTGGGATCAAGTTCACCTTGAGAAAAGACTAGCGGGAATGGTTGCTGTCGTGTAATTTCCATTTATTATTTACCGTAGTATGTGGCAACTTCTTCTGGAGAAGCGTTTCTGATTCCAGACTTCTCTAACCACTTTTCGGCAGCCTCCTTGGTTACAATATTATATCCCTTAGAAAGTGTTCCTACGCCTGTCCAACGAATATTCTTATCTGACCATAGGGCAACTTTCTCGTCGCTTTCTGGTATGTTGCTTGTTGTATCAACTTTTTTATTTAAAGAATGATCTGCGGTTCGTGATGCAAGGGTATTATCTTCCTTGCCTTGAAGATTTGAAGATCTTGGAGCCTTTGTTTTTTTTGCTCCAGTGATAACCTTTTGGCCATCGTCATTTACGGTTGGAGTCTCTTCTGAAACTATAGCAACACTTTCTACCACTGAAGACTTTTCAGCAACCTTAGTGGTTGCCCTAGTTTTTCTTGCTTTAGATGCACTAACTTCTTCTGACATATTTATACCTTTCCTTTTGATGTAATTATATCAGAATATGATTTAGGGGAGTGGTCTCGAAAGACCACCCCCCCATTAATCATTGTTTTCGATTAGGAAACAACTGGTGTTGCATCAACGAATGCAACTGCGTCCAACTCTTCCCATGTGATTCCGAAACGGACAAAGATGGTGTACTCAATAGTATCCTTCTTTGGCTTGTATTCACGGTTCACAGTGATATCGCGCTGGAAGCCCCAAACGCGGTTCTGTGGGAATGTGAGATCTAGGAAATTGGCTGGGTAGTAAGGAACTTCCTGTACGTCAATACCAAGAACTCTGGTTGTACGAGCACCACCGAATGTCTGTCCTGATCCACCAAGGTATGCATTGCGGTAATCCTGTGTACGGAATGCCTCTGCAATAGCATCTCCAAGTGTTCCGTTGCTGGCAACGATGTTAGCAAAAACATCTGTACCTGCATAGAACTTGAGACCTGACTTAATTGCGCGGTACTTGCGAGGAAGAGCGTAAACAACTTCCTGCATTACTGCTGGTGTCCAACCATTACTTGTATCTACAACAGCCTCATGTGCGTCCCCAGTTGTCTTAACCTGATTAGCAAAGCCGTTCATGATGCCAAGGAATGGATCAAGTCCACCGTCACCGTTGATAGCAAGATCCTCAAGGTCATTACCAAAAGCATTCGTCATTAAACGAACTAGGTGGTCTTCAAGAGCAGAGCCTTCGATATTATCTTCAAGCGCTTCTGTTGAAACCTCCCAGTCTAGACGGATCTTCTTTGTGGTAAGTTCTACCTTTGTGAATGTTGCACCAGCGTTTGTGTACTCGCCAAGTGCTTGTGAAGCAGCGCGAATAACACGCTCTCCAACGTTGACCTTTTCAAGTTCAATCGTGTTTGCACGCATTGTAACTCTACGACCATCTTGGGCGAGAACTGTTGCGTCCCAAACATAATCGATAAATCTACGAGCCTGTTCGGGATTTAGAATTCCACCTGGAGCACCTACAGGGTTAACTGCATTTGGTCCATCAGTAGAACCCATTAGGGCGTTGGGGATGTTGCCTGCTGTTCCGTAAGCATCTCCACCAACTACTGGATCAGTACCACCAATTCCAAGGTTAGCCACGGCCCCTTGCCCTTGGTATAAACCTGGGTTTGGATCGCCGTACTCGCTTGTTTCACTGGGCTGATTCTTATTAATTTCTTCTGTCATTTGACTTTCACCTCCTGAAATATCTTTCTTTTTAAAATAGGTCGGCATTTGTGAGGAAACGACCGCCCCAGCCAGAATCAACTGACTTTTGTATTACTGTTTCTTCCTGCAAGATCTCGCCAAGATCAGCAGACTTACGGAAAGCGGTGTCCTTTTCCACTGCGTCCACACGCTTTCCAAACTTATCTTTTACTTCATTTACCTCATTGCTAATTCCAGCAACCGCTTTGTTAATGCCTTCAATCTTGGCATCAAGAGCCTTTACTGTCTCTGCAAGAGTGGAAAGTGTAGATGTGAGAGATTCTGCAATATCTCCGAGAACCTTAGAAGTAGTATCAACTACCTCGTCAGACTTTCGTGTATTCACGGAAGATGCTGCTCCGCCTGCTTCTGCGTCTGTTACGCTTCCCGCAAACTTATCAACTTCCTCTTCCATTTCATCATCCTCTTCATCTTCTTCTTCAATTTCAATTTCTACTGCCTTTTCAACCTCAGGCTCTTTTGCCTTAGTGGTTTCTTCAACGACAGGTAGAGCGGTAGGATCTGGATTAATTTGTTCTTCATCCATGTCCATACTCTTTTCAATTTCATCTACAACAACAATGTCTAAGTCCATCTTGCTTACCTCCTTTACCTCTGATTTACTAATCGCATTAACCTTTTCTAATGAAGAAATGTTTTTAATAACGCGACGATTTGTAGGTACTATTGTACCGTCTATTTGTGAATAAGCCTTAATTACTACAACTGGATCATCTGATTTAGCCATAATGACCATTTCTTCTGTAGACAACTTTGCTCCACCATGCAAAATTACTTGTTGTACGCGGCCATAGCCGTCATCAAACTTGACGTAAGATCCAGCCTCAATGTCTTTTTGAATTTCATTCTTTTTTATGACTGAAATCATTCCCTTAACAACAGAGGCTTTTTCATTATCATTTGATTCAACAAATCCAATATTTGTCATTGACTTTTCACACTGAGGGCAAGATTTATTTGACTCAAGATCCATTGTAATAATGTCATCTTTCCTGCACCAAAAAACATTTTCGATTGTGGCTTTTGAAAGGTATCCCTGTAGTTGCTTCTCCCCATTGACCTTTTCCACACTAAGTACATTTGCAAACTGATTTGCAGGATTGTCTACAAGAGACAGTTCACTAAGGCTATAATCTTTAATTACTTGATAAGCCTTTCCCATATTCTCATCATAAACATCTTCTGCATCATGAATTTCTCCGCCAATAGAGAATCCAGTGAGTGTTCCGTCAAGAACCTTTTCCCATGTGTCCTGTGCGCCCTTGCTAACATAGGCAGAAACGTAGATTCCGTTATAAAACTTTTTTGAACTTTCATCAAAAAAAGTATCTTCTTTAAAAGAAACTACCTTGCCAACAGCAATTGGTTGATGCATTTCACGAATGTTTCCACGAAAACTTTCAAAAGCCTTGACGCTTGCTTCTTTAGGAACAACATCTCCTTGACGATCAAGGTTATCCAACGTGGCAAATCCAGACACAATTCTGCGTTCTTTGTCTACCTTGTTTATTGGCATAGAAAGGCTAATATGAGAATCCTTTGTAGACCAATGTGCCTTATTTATTTCCATATTAGTTTCCATTATATCAAACTTTTATTAAATTGTTATCAAGACGTTTTTGGTCCAGCGCCTTGTGGGTTTCTTCCCTCAATTGCAGCGGGTCCATCAGACTGATTGTTTGCTCTTTCAGAATCTCTTTCCTTGTTACCTGCCATATTTCCCTTGGCATCGGCAGCCTGTCTTGGATTGAGTTCTAGTGGTTGATCTGCCCCATCTCTTTGAGGCATTCCAATCTTTTCTCTAGCCTCGTTAGGAACAAGAATCTGATTCTTAACATACCTTTCAAGTATCTGAGACTCTGCAATTTCGTCAGTAAGGCTGACTTGATGAAAGTGAAGTTCTACAACATCTGTTTTTTCTTTAATAACCTTATTCATTGCTTTAGCAACATATTCTTGCAAAGGCTTTGCCACTTGATCGCGGAATGTACGATCCTGTGTCATGGACGCAGAAAGTGATGCATTATCGATTCCACCCAATTTAGATAAAGGCACTTGATGTGCCATAAGAATGTCGTCACGGTTCCTTGCACGATACTTATCAAAGGATGCTTCTTGAACTCCATTTTCCACAGCGTGCATTTCAAATTCTATCTTGCTACCTTCAGAATCTCCTGGCAGAGGAATATAGAGGGTTCTATGGGACTGACCCTTTAATCCAGTTTGGAAGAATCTAAACAACTTATCTTCTGCCTCAGGCGTTAACTTCGCTCCTTTAACCGTAATAATGTAACGAGGAACGGCTTTGTTCTCAAAGTAATCGATGTTATATCTCTGAGCCATCTGATCACCCTGCAACGAAGTCATTGCTGCAATAATATCTGGTACACCATAGAATGTGTTTAGAGGGGAGTATTCCTTTAGATGGATTACCTCGTTTGGTCTAGGATCTGTAGTCACTGGGTTAGCGTTTGTTGCTGCAAAATTTCTAAAATAAGTAATAGTTCCAGCAATAATCTGAACATATCCATCATGCAAGCGTCTAACTCTCATGGTTGTTGAGGGAATATGCCCAACGTATCCAATATCTCCTGCGACAGTACGACCTACTTCAATGTATCCGTTTCCAGTTGCTTGCATATCAGTTACAACTTTTTCAAGAATTTTTGTAAGACTTTCTTCATCATTAAGTTCATCTACCCAAGTATCTAATTGAATTTTTAACTTCTCAATTCTTCTCTTGGTGTTAGCCTTTTTCCTTTCATCTTCCATAGACTCTAATTTCATTAAGGTTGAAGGAGTCATATCAAACTTATATCCAAGGCCAACGGTATTAGATACCTTTGCATCAATCGCTGCGTGATTAGCAAAAGATGTGTCGTAGTACGCAGAAAGTTCATAAAGGTTGTATGGTGGAGTTATAAGATCAAAGATTCCATACCCATTACGATAAACTTGACCTGGATTTATCTTTTTAGATCCTACGGTTCTGTCTGTATTCTGTCCCACTGCTTTAGAGTCACTCAAGTATCTTCTAGAGATTTGTCCATCTGCATCTCTTGGAACATTGTTTACCGTGACACCATTAGAACCTCTTCCAAGAGCGTCTGACATTCCTGGAGGAGCAGCAGCCTTTTCTAGTCGGGCTACCCTGCGCTTAAAATTCTTTTCAAGACCTTCAAGATTTGTGAGATCGTCCCAAGTCTTTGCAAATGGATCTGAGTTAGCCCATTCATTTTCAATGATTTGAGTGGCCATACTTGCATTAATTAAAATCTCTTGCTTTTCCATTAGTCAACGTCTCCGTAAATCTCTAGTGATTTCTTGGCAGCAGCAACTGCACCAATGTCATTTAATGAAGGGATCAACCCTGAGTTAAGTCTATCCACCTGTTCCGCATATTCTTCATCAGTTGCACGATTGATACCAGCATAGAACCAAGGTTCTCCCTCTGGATGACCCAAGTGTGCTGCGGCAGTGCGTATCTTTGAAATTTGACCCACATC